AAGGAGGAACGGGACTCCTCCGCAACATCCATTTGCATTTTCCTAAGTTTTAATTTTAAAAGTTCTTCTGGAATCTGTACCATATCTAAAAAAATTCAAATTTAATCTATGTTTGTCTAAAACTCAACCTTTACACGCACGCACGACGCGACGGGCTGATTGGTTGGTCGGGGGTGTAAAATACTAGATATGGTGTTTTGGTTTGGTTGTAAGTACCTAATGTTGATTTGGGATAACCTGACTGGTATCACCTGCTGCCTGGTAAATTCTACGCTGCTGCCTGGAAGAAGTGGTGGTGATGACATAAAAAAAGGGGGATAACTCCCCCTTTTGCCAGCCCTCGAGGGTAACTGTTATAGATTTAGTTTACTTCGTGCTTCAGATAAAATCCTGTTACCCCAATCTTTTAGGTACTGAGGTGCGTTAGGATCGAAGATCATTTCTTCTACTTCACTCTCTAACCACTTGTATAAAGCACGCCAATTAATGTTAGTACTAACATTGTTATCAGTATTAGCTTGAATATGATTATCATTGTTTCTTGTTGTTAGACCAAGTTGCTGTTCAAGAACTGCAAGTCGTCTATTTAAATCATTATCTGGCATTTTGATTTCTCCTTTCTTAGTAAATATATAATCCCATTTTATTTTATATCAAGAACTTTCTGAACTTTTTTTTCTTGACTTCCACACAACTCCCAACGGGGTGTGCTGTACTACTACCATAGGTACGACCACATCGCCCAATCGGGCGATGCGATGGAACTGACTAGGCAATTTATCGGTACTAGGCAGTTATTCTGAAATCAGCAACTTCTTCAATCGTTGCTTTTTTATTCTTGCGAACTGTTGCCTCTTCAATAGGCAACGCTTGTATTTGTTTATATTGCGTTGGCACTTTGCATTTATGGTATTCCAACTCGCCAAGTTTTTCTTTAACCAAACTCGTGTCAACCTTAACGGATAACTTTTGCGATACATGAAGTGAGTAATCCTTTCCATGTAATAGGTTTGCGTTCTCGCCAATACCCATGTCAATGATTAAATTACGATTTACTTTTATGAAGTCGTCTAATACTTTCTTCATAGTTAAGGCACGACCATAGGCATCTATAATCGCTTGTTTATTTTTCTTGCTAACACTAGCAGAACTTTGGTGTGCTTTCTCTAGCACTTCTAATATATTAACAGCTTTCGACATTTTATTATCCTTTCGTCTTTCTAGTTAATTATTACTTTATATACTATCCCACTTTATTTGTCAATAACTTTTTTTATTTTATTTTCCACGGAACTCCCAGCAGGGTGTCCTGTGTTAACTTATATACCCACGACCACGCTCCTGCTTCGGCGATGGAATGGAGACTCATGACAGAAACCGTTCCAAGATCTGCCAACCAAACTGGTACACCAGCAGCGTCCCCGCAAGGGTCGCTTGGGGTGACACCACTAGTGCTACTATCCAGACGAATGCAGTAATGTAGATCCAATGCATCAGGCCAGTCCAATCATCTCTTGCATCCTCTGCCACTCAGGTCCCTGGTGCACCTCGAGCTTAGCGCCATCGTACCAGTCCATGAACCAGTATTCAAGGCGATGTATCTCTTTGTGTTCGTTAACATATGCACGCAGCTCGTCCGACGGGCCTCCCCAGGAGAACTGCCAACGCCAGTGCCCTTCCACTTGGTATTCAAATGTATGCGGTTCTACGTAATCGAAACAGAGCCCTTCAAACTCAGGATCTTGCAAATCTTCTCGCCTCTGTTGCCACTGTTCTTCTATGCGCTCCTGGCAGGTCTTCTCCCAATCTTTCTTTAATGCTTCAGTCATCGTTTCTTCCTTTCTATGCGCGGGAACGCCAGACGCCCTTGCAAGATCAATCTGGATTAACTAGGAGCTACCTAGCTGGGCTCGTCCCCTGATACTTATATAGTCCCATCTTATTAGATAGTCAAGAGGCAAATGCAAATTCTTTTGCGAACGGCATCTTCGTCAGCAGGTGTTGCCTTCCCACCAACCTTACTACATACGCTTCGGAAGGCAGAGGCAGACGATGGAGATGGAGATCCACAACTCTCCTGGTCAGCTGCACCAGCTGCAGAGTCATCTACACTACTTACTGGCGGGTTTCTGCGGTGATGGAGGTAATGGAGAATGGAGAATGTAGTCCCGCATCTCTGTCCACGCTGCCTGGGACGCTGGAATGGTCCAAGACTTACCTGCGTTCTGCGGGGTTAATGCAGCGATGGAGATGGCGATGGAGCTCGGCCAAATTGAAAGTAACAGGGGATCGGGGGTCTCTGCCATAATAAATCCACGACCACCTTGTAAACTATGGCTAAAATGCCAGCTTTTTTGAAAAGGGCTTAATCTAACAATGTTACCTTTTGTTACTTTTTTTAACTCAATCCAAAACATGATATTGTCCTTGCAACCATATACATCTGGAACACCTGGCATGGCCCAACTCTCTATCCTAGTAAAGAATATATCTGGCATATTCTTCTTGATTGACTTCCAAAGTTTTGACTCTGGCTTCATATGGTGATCCCAGCAAGGCTCGAACTTGCGACCCATTCATTAAAAGTGAATTGCTCTACCATCTGAGCTATGGGATCAATCAAACCAAGCAGACCAAATTACAACTAACAATAAAACTCCAACCACAAACTTCCAACCACCTGTAATTAAAATAGCATACCAAAAGTTATGGTGGTAATTGTGTGGCACTTGATTTTGTACCAAGTCAACCAACTCTAACTCGTCTATATCTCTCATGGCTGTAACTTCATAAGATCTTGTAACTTGTTAAACCACAACAGACGAAACTCAAAATTGTCTGCTCGAATCATAGCTTGTTGTAACCAACCAACACGACTCCAAAACAATTGCTCTGTCATGGGAAGTGGTGTGTACTCCGTAACAGGTGCATACACACCATCAAAGATGTGAGTATAATCATAATTCTTACCCATCTTGATTTGCTCCTTGACTACCTTTGTCTTGTTCTTTGATATAAGCCTCAATCATGTTGGCAATAAAGTTAAACTCATCTACTGGATCAATAGTAACATCAGTCCACCTATCAATCTTTGCATTTGTCTTACAAATACCAGCAACTGTTTTTAACATTTGTAAAGGGGTCATTGGCCCTTCTCTAAAATTATTCATCTTTCATTCTCCTTTACATTTATTACTAACTCAACAGTTTTATCAGACCAACCACCAGTAACAGTTTCAAACCACTGATCTAATAACGGAACTAACTTTTTAAGTTCAATACCATCAATACCGTCAAGACTATCCAGTATACAATTCTTTTTATCTTTACCCTTAGTCCACTTTGTACCAATGTTATTAACTACGTATTTATCTATATGCATAACTTTCTCCTTTTTTAATATGCTGTAGGCACCTGTTTTTTTGCAGACTGCTTTCGCCTACGAGCATTTTTACTATATACTCCCAACTAATTAGATAGTCAAGGTCTATTTTCAATTTGTTTTAAATTTTTTACTTCCTCTGCTTCATCAGTAATATCATACTGTTTCATCATATCTTTAATCTTTTGTTCAACCTCAGCTCTAGACATCTGTTCAATTGATCCATGCATAACAGTGAGCTTCTTATCATATAGATTCACAAGTTCTCCCCTGGCACGCTCAGCTGCAACAGCATTACCTAATAAATCTTTGTCAATTGCTCTGTCTCTGATGCGCTGTAGTACAGCTAATGATCTTTCTGTCGTACATCTGTATCTCTCTGCGTTTGCAGACACCTCAGCATTTATTGCCTCTACAACCTTTGGAAACAGCTTTGGGTTCTGTAACTCGGATGCCGTGATTCTACAGCTATTTTTAGCATACCCAGCTTCGTATGCACATTGTGATGCGGACTTAGCTCCTTCACTATGCACCAATAGTAACACAAAGTTCCTTTGTCTTTTTGTTAATTTACTAGTGTATACTGTGTCAGATACAGCTACAGGTATTTCAACAGTTGTTAATTCTTTACTTTCCATAGATGTTTTTTACAAAGTAATTCAATATAATAAAAAATCCTACAAAATGCGAGTTTTTTTCGTAAAATAACTACTATTTGGTAACATAGGTAACATGTAAAGATATACTGATGTTACCTAAAAAGCTAAGTATTCTGCTAGAAGTAACATGGTAACATGGTAACACGTAGGTATAATAAATTACTAGATAACTCTATCTAGGTAAAAACATCTATACAAATAGCTATTTAACTAAAAAACTTAGGATCTTCACGGATTAATCGTAATGCTTTGTCCAATGCCTCTCTACCCTCAGTAACGATTTGCTCCCATTCTTCAGGCGTATAGGTTCTGTTAAATTTGGTGTTAAAGAACTCCACATGGAAGTTCGGACATTTGTTACACTTTTTTACTGTTCTTATTGGGCTTGTTGGTAGTGTTGTGTACATAGCGTTTTATCCTCTGTAACGGAAAAAGCACCACATTATCGGGCAGTTTTTTCTTAAAATAAATAGAATCCATGACCTTCATACATTCTATCTTCTCA